GATGCACATTACTTTGACGGTAAAGTAATGAGAGAAGTAGAAGAAAAACACCCAGAGCATTATTATAAAGTAGGAGGTACAGATTGAATAAAATGACACCAGAAGAAGAAGATAGAAATGCTAATGTAATACGAAAAGCAGATGGTACAGTTATACCATTAGAACATTCTATAAAGGTGGGAAAGAAAGATGCACCTAAACTTATACCTGATCCTAAAAAGGCAAAGGTAACACAAACAATTTTAGCATCTTGGCCTGTGAAAAAATAATGCCAACTTATATTTTAAGAAATACAGAAACAGAAGAATTATATGAAGAATTTTGTACTTGGGATGAACTTGAAAAGTTTTTAAAGGATAATCCAAAATTTAAACAAGTACCAACTGCCCCTGCTCTTGTTGGAGACCATGTTATGGGTGTAGGCCCTAAACAATCAGAGGGTATGAAAGAAAATCTGTCAAGGATTGCAGAAGCACATCCTACATCTGCATTAGCAGACAGATACGGATCAAAGAGTACAAAAGATATCAAGACCCATGGTATAATGAGAAAACATGGTTTAATTAAGTAATAAATAAGGATATGACAATGTTAAAAGAAAAATTATATAAAGCAGTAATGTCTCATGCACAAGGTAACATAGATAAAGCAGTTGCCAATGTTGAAGTGTATATGAATAACCCTGTCGGTGTTGCTGACCATAGTGATATAGTTGGTGAAATCATAAAAGAATTAAAAGTCATTAACTCAAATCAAGAAATAAAAGATACTTTAGAAAAACATTTTGGTGCAGACAAGGTAAATTTAAATGGATAAGAGTAAATTAGAAATAAAATTAAACGATATGGTTGAAATAAAACCTATCGGAGATAATCAAAAAGAAGTATTTAAATCTTATGATAAAGGTTTAAATCAATTTGTTTTTGGTGCAGCTGGAACAGGTAAAACTTTCGTATTATTATACAAAGCATTACAAGAAGTTTTAGACCCAAAATCAAAATCAGATAAAGTTATTATTGTACGATCATTTACACCAACTAGAGAAAATGCTAGTGACCAAAGTGATGTTAAATCATTTGAAACAACATATAAAAATATGGTACAATATATGTTTAAACAACCAAACGATGAAGCATTTAGTTTATTGTTTAACAAATTAAAACAACAAGGATCAATACATTTTGCAAGTACATCATTTTTAAGAGGTATGACTTTTGATAATGCTATTATAATAGTTGATGAATGTCAAAACATGAACTTTCATGAATTAGATACTATCATAACAAGAGTTGGTACAGAAACAAAAATTAATTTTGCAGGTGATTTCTTTCAAACAGATTTAATTGAGACAAACGAAAGAAACGGTCTTCATGATTTTATGAGAGTACTAGAAAACATGAAATCTTTTGCTACTACTGAATTTACAATAGGCGATATTGTAAGAGGTGGATTAGTAAGAGAATATTTAATACAAAAAACCAAATTAGGTTTAGGAGTAGAATAATGAGTGAGAGTAATTGGGAATCAAGTTTAGAAAAAATATTACATCATGAGGGTGGATATGTTAATCATCCAAAAGACCCTGGTGGTGAAACAAATCTTGGAGTCACTAAAAGAGTTTATGAAGAATGGGGTGGCGAAAAAGATATGAAAGATTTAGAAGTAGAAGATGTAGAGCCTATCTATAAAGAGAATTATTGGGATAAAGTAAAAGGTGATGATCTACCAAGTGGTTTAGATTTATGCGTCTTTGATTTTGGAGTTAACGCAGGCCCAGGTAGAGCTGCAAAGTTTCTACAAAAAATGATTGGTACTACTGTTGACGGTGGTATTGGTCCAAACACTTTAAAAAGTGTAGAATATTATGTAGAAGAAAATGGTTTAGAAAAAACAATAGAAAACTATCAAGCTGCAAGACAAGAATACTATGAAAGTTTATCAACTTTTGATACTTTCGGCAGAGGTTGGACAAGAAGAGTAGAAGAGACAACTGAATCTGCAAAGGAACTTATATGAAAAATATACTAATAGGTATAATATTAATGATGCTTGTTGGTTGTGCAATACCTGAAAATCCTAGATTGTCAGTTGGTAAGAAATGTGTTGTGAAAGAAAAAGATGTTGTCTATTCATATGTTTGGTTATATAATAAAGAAACAGGTTTAGAAGCAAACAAAGAAACTTGTAAAGTGATAGAAGACTAATGGCTGATCTTGATAAGTTAGTAAATGAATTAGGACAATTAACAGTACTAGAGGCGTTAGACTTATCTAAGAAGTTAGCAAAAGAATGGGATATTGATTTAGATGCATTAAAATCAGCTCCTACACAAGCACCTGTTGTAGAAGTAGCAAAAGATACTGCTACTGTTACACTAACAGGCTTTGGTGAAAAGAAAATTAATGTATTAAAAGTAGTTAAAGAAATTATGGGTATGGGATTAATGGAAGCTAAAAACTTTGTAGAATCATTACCTAAACCTGTTAAAGAAGAAGTAGATAAAGAAGAAGCAAATAGAATTAAAAAACAATTAGAAGATGCAGGCGGAACTGTTGAATTAAAATAATTAACTAAAGGTGAATTGAATGTTTAATCATGTGTCTCATGTAGAGATTCCAAATATACACACAGAAAATATTAATAGAAAGCGTTATTATGTAACGCCAGAAGGTAACAAGTACCCATCTATAACAACTGTACTATCTCAAAGAGGTAAAGAAGGTTTAATGGAATGGCGTAAACGAGTTGGCGAAGAAGTTGCAAACCATATTGCTAGAACAGCTGCAAATCGTGGTACAAAGGTGCATCAAATGGTTGAAGATTATTTGAACAATAACTTTGACGATGAAAAACATAAAAAAGATTTTCTACCATATTGTTTATTCAATCAATTAAAGTCGAATGCGTTAAACGATGTAGATAATATCTATCATCAAGAATGTGGTTTATGGTCAGACAAATATAAAGTTGCAGGTAGAGTAGATTGTATTGCTGAGTATAAAGGAAAATTATCTATTATAGATTTTAAGACTAGCACTAAACCTAGAAAAGAAGAATACAATGAGAATTATTATATACAGACATCGGCTTATGCTGAAATGTATGAAGAACGAACTGGTACATCAATAGATCAGATTGTTATTTTAGTAGTAACAGAAGATGGTGAAGTACAAGAGTTTGTTAAGGATAAAAAAGATTACTTACCTCTATTGACAGAATCAATAGTGGCATTTAATAACACAATAAAAATATGAGACCTCATTGGACGAGTGGATTTAGTGAGGATTTAAAAAGGACATTAAGGAGTTTGAATATGAATGTATGGGAAATACCAAATATAGATTTTAAATGTAGGGAAGGTGGCGAATGGGTTACTAAGAATACAGATAATTTTTTTAGAGGTAAAAAAGTAGTACTATTCTCTCTACCTGGTGCATTTACACCAACATGTTCAGAGTTTCAATTGCCTGGTTATGAGGCAAACTATGATAAGTTTAAAGAAAAAGGTATCGATGAGATATATTGTATATCAGTTAACGATGCTTTTGTTATGAACGCATGGGCGAAAGATCAGAATATCGAAAAAGTAAAAATGTTACCAGACGGATCAGGTAAGTTTACTAGAGGAATGGGAATGTTAGTAGAAAAAGATGACAAAGGATTCGGATATAGGTCTTGGCGATATGCAGCTATTATTGATGACGGTAAAGTTGTAGATTTTTTTGAAGAGCCTGGTCATTCAGATAATTGCGTGTCAGACCCATTTGAGGTTAGTGACGCAGGGTATGTGTTAAATACTCTAAAATAAACCTTGACATTTTAATCCAATTAGTATAAGATACATGTATAGTTTGTTGATACTTTAATAATCAACATAGAGGACATGGGGGCAGTACCCATCGCCTCCACCTGACTATATCAAAAGTGTAGTTTGGTGGGGGCGAACTAGGATCGACTCGTGTTAGGAATTAAAGGGTAGAACTATCGAGTGACTTCGTTATCGGTCAACTTTTAAATGCAAACTTAAACTTTGCAATGGCAGCTTAATCCTAGCGGGTTAAATGTCGGAGTTTTGTGGTTGTACTTGGCAACAGAAACAGCCACATTATAACCTGACGGGCCGTTAGTGTAGTGGTTAACACGCTGCCCTGTCACGGCAGAGATCATGGGTCCGAATCCCATACGGCCCGCCAGATTATAAAGGACTAAATAATGGCAATTACACCTATGGACATTTTTCAAAAGACACCAAAGAACTTTTCACTAGAGATAGAGAAGATGGCATCTGAGAAGAACATTACACACTTTGATGCTGTTTTACATTATTGTGAAGTTAATGAGGTGGAAGTTGAAACAGTATCAAAATTAATTACCAAAGCATTAAAGTCAAAAATAGAAGCAAACGCAAGAGAATTAAGATTATTAAACTCAGATAAAGAGGGGCACGGCAAACTACCGATTGATTAATGGAAGCTGCAGAAGTATATCTAACATATTGTTCAATAAAGGCACACTTCTCTAGAAAAAAATATGATTATCATAAATTTAATGGAAAGACAAGTGCTAAGAAAGCATCATTCTATAAAAGAAAAGATAGAATATTCTTTGCTAGGATAGCAAGAAAATATAAGAGTAAAAAAGATATTGAAGATTTTATTGTAGCAAATTTTCTAGCAACTAAAAATGGATATGTTGGAAAATTTAATGAAGACAATTATATTGCATGGAAAAAAAGAACAGAAGCATTAACATATAATTTCATTAATGAACTGACTCCATATATGGATAAGTTTGAAGAGTTATTTAAATGGGATGATAATCATCCTTTATTATTAAAGGAGTATTTGGGTAAAAGAATATCAATTGAGTCTATGGTTATACTACAAGAATTAGTAAATTATATGAAAAATTGGGATGATAAAGATTTAATATGGAAAGATCACAAATTATTAATAGAAAAATACAAAAACTTCTTGACAATCGACACGAAAGGGTGTAAGATGAAGCTTATGAAAGTGATTCAAAAATGATACATTATGTCTATGGAAATGGTGAATCTAGAAAAGGATTCGGAGTAGCAAGATTTAATGGTGTATCTTGGGGTTGTAATGCAGTTTACCGAGATACGCAAGTTGATAATTTAGTCGTAATGGATTATGGAATGCAAGGTGAAGTTATACAATCTGGTTATGCAAAAATAAATCAATGTTATTTTGCAGATTGGAATATGATACCATCTGAAATGAAAACAGAATTTACAAAAGACTTTGATCCAAAACAAGTTAAAGAGTTTGGAACTGACAAAGGTGTTTGTGTCATCAATGGTAAAAAAGTAGAAACAAAACCAGCAAGTGGTGAGACAATAGAAGAATTAGAAGACCTTAAAGCAAGGTCTGAAAAAGAATCTGGTCTTTATATCATCTACCCCGATGAAAAAGACTTGATACAACCAA